GTCCCGTCGCGGCGGTGCGCTGGTCGCGCGTCTGCTACAATCGTCTCTGCACTGGGGTATCGTCCAATGGTTAGGACATCGGTTTTTGGTGCCGAGTATGAGGGTTCGAATCCTTCTACCCCAGCCATTTCGAACGCATCCGAACACCCTACGAGCTGGGGAGATGGCGTGTCGTTGCCGTGAAGGACGGCTTCGGGCTGTCATCGTGCTTCGGTTGATGGAAGCGCCCTCCTTTTCAGGAGGGCGCTCTTCGTTGCGCCGGCCACGTGCGAGACGTTCGGGCAGAAAGGAGAGAAGATCCCCAGCCGGCGTCAACCGAAGCTCATGACGATCAGGGTGAGCGTGACGAGGGATGCGATCAGTGCGGCCATGGCCAGGATCGCCGCGATCCAGTTGCCCATCTACTTCTTCTCCGAAGTCAGCGCAGGCCACGTTTTCTTGCCAACCTTGCCGTCGGGGTAGATGCCGACGAGCCGTTGGAATTCCTTCACGCCCGCCTCGGTCTTGTCGCCGAAGATGCCATCGACCTTCATATTGGTGATGCCGCGGAGATTCAGAAGGTGCTGGATTACGATTACCTCCGCGCCCTTGTCCCCGCGCTGCGTGAGTTTCAACGATTTCACTTCCTTATCGTAGGTGGGCCTGATGCCGCCCACGACGTACTTCATCTCGCGGGTGCAGTCCCTTACCTCGCCCGAGACGTTGCCCTCGCGGGTCAGGAGATAGCTCCCCATGTTCTCGCGTACGATCCCGACATGGTCGGCGTTGTAGCCCTGGTAGCCCGCCCCGCTCCAGTCGAAGAGCACGGCGTCGCCCTTCTTGAGGTCGGCGGGCCTCACCAGGTAGCCGCCCGCCCATGCGGGCTTGAGAAGCGCGCCCGTGCACGATGCCGTGGGGAAGCCCTTGCAGGTGACGCCGGCCTTCGCGAAGACCCAGCTCACGAACATCGCGCAGTAGTGCACGCCCGTGGTGCCGAAGTAGGGGCTGTTCGTCAGCTCGGCGTACCAGCGGCCGTATTTGGTGCCCTCCAGCGGGTCGGTGTAGCGGGAGTAGCCCACCTCCGCCGCGGAGATGCGCATGACGTCATCGACGGTTCCCATCCTCCACCTCCTCGTCGTCGGGTGCGTACTGGGACCCGATCTCGGCCTTGAGGGCCTCCCACGACTCGTCGTCGGGGAACTCGGCGAGGCTGCGCTCGCCGTCCGCATCGAGCATCTGCTCGAGTTCCTCTGCGCTAGGCATTGCCCACCTCCTGATCCGCCGTGCCGGAAACCTTCATGCGCGCCCTCGTCTCATCGATGCCGAAGAGGATGCCGATGAGCGAGGCGATGCCCGTGATGGTGGACACGATCTGGTCCTGCATGGGCCACGCCCATATGCCGCCGAAGTAGCTGTACGCCCAGGCGAATGCCGGGAGGGCGATCAGGCATACCCACTTGAGCACGTCGTAGATCTTGTCCGGGATGAAGTACTGCATATTGCCTCCTTAGTTGACCTTGCCGATTGGAAGCTCGCAGAGCTCGTCGTACATGGACTTGCCCGTGCCGTTGCCGCCCAGGTCGTGGTAGGCCGCCCAGATCTCGTCGAGCTGCCTACGGCACTCGAGCGTCATGGGGCGCCCGTCTATGACGTGGCGCTGGTAGGCGCGGGTTATCTCGCCGCGGAGCAGGACGCAGATGCCCCGCTCCATGGCCCTGTCCCTCGCTGTCAGGTGCTTGACCTTGCCCCCGAGGTAGCCCGCGACGGCCGCCAGGACCGTCGGCACGAGCCATCCGAGGATGTAGGGGTGGATGTCGGGCATCACGTCCTCCTAACGTAGTTGGTGCCTGCCTGGAAGGCCGAGTCGAGCGCGACCGACTGCCACGCGCCGTTCTGCTTCCTGTAGGCGCTCTTCACCTGTTGCCAGCTTGCACCGGACCTAACAAAGAGCGCCGTGGACGATGCCGCGCTCACCACGATGGCGTGGTCGGCTTGGATGTTCGAGATGGTGTACGCCCAGTAGGTGCTAGGGGTGAAGGGCTCGTCAAGCGTGATTGCGACCTTGAACTGCAACGTGTCGTTGTTCGCGTCGCTCGCATCGTCCTTGCTGTACTTGACCCATATGGAGTGGTCGCCAGCTTCCAACGAGTAGGAGAGCGTCTGCGTCCCCGACTTGTTGTGCGTTGACGTGTTGCATGCCAGCCTGTAGCTGGAATCGGTGATGGTAGCGCCGCTGCTGCCGGCGGCATAGTAGTCGTCGGACAGCGCGACATCGATGTTTCCGAAAACGCCGAAGTCGTACCCTTCCTCGGCGTAGTTGATGTAGGTGAACGTGACTGTCGCCGCTACTGGAACATGGAAGTCCACGCGGCATACGGCCGCCGTCTTGCTGATGCCCTTGTTGGCGCTGACGTAGTACCCCGTCGAGCCGTTGAGCGCGAATCCGTAATCGCCCGCAGTCTCGACCTCGTATGAAGCGCCAGTCTCCTGCTTCTCTACGAACTGGTCCGTGACGTCGGTGCCGTTGTCGGTGACGGAGATTCCTTCGAGCGACGCCGCCCTGATGGTGGCGGCATCGCCTTCGTACACCTCGGCGTCCGACGCTGTGACTTCGACGCTCGTGGAATTGCTGATGGTGATGCGCCACTTGGTAGAGTTCCAGTTGTAGTCCACCGTGACGGTAGCGCCGTTTATCAGCCCGCCATAGTAGCCGATCTCGAATCGCAGGCGCATGTTCTTGACCTCGGCGACGGTCCACGTGCCTGTGGTGAGCGTGAGTGTCTGTGCGCTGGTCGAGGTGAACTTGGAGCTGCTGCCCTTGGCGGTGCTGGTCCCGACGTAGAGCTGCACGTTGCAGGTGCTTCGGCTCGTGTTCTCGGCGTGGCCCTTGACCGTGCATTCCACGGAGTCGATGGTCGCTGAATCGGGTATCGAGTCGAAGTCGAAGCTGTAGTAGATGTACGCCTTGGAGCTGGAAGATCCGCTCGCGTAGTCGTTGCCGCTCACGGCTGAGGTGTCGCTTCCCTTGCCGATGGCGTTTCGATACTTCGTGCCGCTGATGCTGCCCGACGTCTCGTAGGCGGTGGGGTAGCTGGTGAGCGTTGCTGTCTCGGTAGCCATCACACCACCAGCCAGATGTCCCCGTCGCTGCCGTCCGATGAGGTCGGCGCGGCCGAGTTGACGGAGTAGTAGACGATCTCGTCCTCGTCGACGTAGGTCGCCGTGCCGCCCGACGCCTTGGGCACCTCGATGGCGGGCACGGCGCTGTAGGTCGCGCCCCACAGCTCGATGTTCTGCGCCATGGCGCCCCCTTAGCTGATGGAGAGCACCTTGGTGGTGGAGTCCTGCGAGACGGCGGGTATCTTCGCGGTGCCCGCCACGTTGAAGATGGTCTTCCCCGCCACGATGTTCGCGGCGACCAGGTCGGGGTCGCCCGCGATGGTCTGCGCGCCCGTGAGGTAGGTGCCAGCCGCGATGGTCTGGGCGGACGTGCCGGGGGTGATGGTCGCGGCCGCCTTGGTGGTGACGGATGCCGTGAGGCTCACATTGGAGCTGCCAGCGGTGCCCGACGCGATGTAGCCCGCCGAGACCTGCGGCGTGACGCTGACGCTCTTGCTGAGCGTGATGGTGTTCGTGCCCGTCACCACGCTCGCGGAGGTGCTGCTGATGGTCGACGGCGCGGTCGCGGAGCCCGCCGCCACGCTCTTCGACGCCTGCTCGGGGTAGTAGCCGGCGGGGACGGTTACGGTGGCCCCAGAGGCCGTGAGGTCCGCGGAGCCGTTCTCCGACGCCGTGCCCGTGTACTTGGTGCCGCCCGCGTAGGCGGTGACGCCCGCGGGGAGCTTGGACGCGTTGTCGAGGGTCGCGTCGGAGGTGTCGACGAACTCGGCCACGCCCGAGGCGCCCGAGAGCGGGATCTCCACGGAGGGGACCTCGCTGTATACCACGTCGCGGATAACTACGTTCTTAGCCATATCTTCTCCTTAGTAGACGGTGATGACCGAGCCGTTGTAGGCGATGCGCCCGTAGTTGCTCGGGATGGGCTGGATGACGATGTCCTCGGAGAGCGCGTAGCCGCCCGTGCGGGCGGTCTGCGCCTCCTCGGCGGGCTCGAACGCGTACGGGCCCGCGTAGGACGGGATTGACGGCCTCCCCGCCGAGAGGGCGCCAGCCAGCGCCCCGTTGGCCGAGAGGCTGCCGGAGAGGCTCCCGCGGGCCGTCAGGCTGCCGCGGAGCATGTCACGCCCCCATCGGGTCCGCCTCGGGCGCGATCTCGAGCGTGCCCTCGGGGATGACCGTGTCGACGGTGCCGTCGGCGAGCGTGGCCTCGATGTCGTAGAAGTAGGAGCCGAACTTGAGCGGCGACGTGTCCTCGGGCTCGAGCTCGAGGAGCATGGTGTCGGTGGGGATGGCGCGCTCGATGAGCGCCGTCTGGTCCCCCGCCTTCTTCGTGCACCTGAATCGCAGCGAGTCGCCCTCCTGGGGCTGCCATTCCTCGCCCGCGTCCTCGTCGATGACGTGGATGGTCGCCCTCAGGGTGTCGCCGCGCGTCAGACGGATGGCCTTGCCGCTGATGGTGAAGGACATGCGGCCTCCTATCCGAGCGGATACTCCAAGGTCGCGTAGAGTGAACCCGCGACCTTGCCGCTGCTGCTGTTGCCGATGACGACGTCCCCGCCGGCCGTGACCCAGATCGTGCCCGGGAATCCGTTGCTTGCCCCGAGGTAGGCTGCGGTCTCGACGTTCGCGTCGGGACGGTAGCCCTCGGGAATGGTGCCGATCGTCCTGGAGCCGTTCGATGCGAGGTCGAGGTCGCGCCTGAGCATCGCCTGGATGAACACGGCTCCCCCCCTTGCCCTCCATCGGGCGTAGTTTCCCGAGAGGTCGTCGGCGCTGCCGACCAGGTAGAGCCAGCCGGTGTCCGCCTTGATCGATGCCACGTCGCCCTGCAGGGACTCGATGGCGAGCCCGTCCTCCGCTACCCCCGACTGCAGGCCGCTGATGGTCTCGAGCACGGGCGGGATCATGGTCGGCGCCGAAGGCGCGATGCCCGAGATGTAGACGCTGCAGAGGGGCATGTCGACGGCTATGGAGCCGTCCATGACGGTGCCGGCGTTGTACGCGGGCTGCGTGGGAGCGCCGCTCGACGGCGTTCCCTTGATCGCGATGAGGGACGCCGCCTCGACGCCTGTGGACGCGTTCCGCTCGTAGCGGATGACGACGAGGTCGATGCGGTTCTTGCCCTGGGCTCCGGAGTCGATCGCGACGTCCTCGTAGGTCCCGTAGGGGATGGTGACGTGGCGGCCGTTGAACCAGGCCTCTCCGTCCGAGATGCGCACGGTGTTGGAGTCTGCCAGGGCCGCCTGCATCTGGGAGCCCGTGGATCCGCGGTACTGCCCCGGCCCGGCGAGCGATGCGTAGCCGGCGCCGAGCTGATCGGATGTGATGTGGGCGGTCCCTGCCCTGCCCGTGACGAGTTCGATGGCCATGGTGCCCCAATCTCAGGATGCCTTCGTTCGGCTCCATGGTGCGGGGACGGTAACGCGGCCGTCTACGTGGTCAGCGCATCGGGGGTGTAGAGCAGCAGCATCGATACTCTGACGCTCGACGCCACGTTTCCCCTCGCCTTGACGTGCATGACGTTGTCGCTCGATGAGCGCCACGGCATGCCCACGATGGTCGTTCCCGTGCCGCTCGCCCAAGCCTGGAGGGCGCCCTTGCACGTCCATCCCGATATGGTCGGCGCTGTGGCGGTGAACTCGACCACCGAGCCGCTCGCGATCGACTGCGTTGCGGTCGTGACCTCCTCGAAATGGAAGAGAGGCCCCAATGCCGCCAGCCACGCCGCCTTGGAGGTCGCGTCGAGCGTCACGGTGCCATTTGCCTGTTCGAAGCCGGCGTCGAGCTTCGTGTCGAGCGCGACCTCGAAGGTGTCCGCAGCGGTTGCCTGCATGCCGACGGCCACGCCGTGGTTAGGGTTGCCTGTAAGGTGCACGAAGCTCTGGGAGAGGGTGAGGTACACGTAGGACGTGCACTCGCCATCGCCGATGGTGTGGGTGTCCGTGACCGAGATCCTGAAATCGTAGGAGCTTGCCGTAGAGAGCGTTCCGGAGCCGACCGTGACGGACACGTTGCCGCTGGTGGTCGAGACGGTCTGCGACTTCGCGGTCGTCCACGACGTTGCGCCCACGGCCCTGTAGGCTATCTCGTACCGCTTGCCCTTGTTGGCGCCGGAGTTCGCCGTCGCATCGACGGACCAGCCGAAGGCCACCTTCGCGTACTTGCCGTCCTCCGACCGCGTGCCCGAGGAGTTCGATCGGACTACGGACGGGCTCGAGATCGTCGGGTAGGCGTAGGCCAGCTCCCATTGTGCGTAGAGGGTGGCCGCTGCGTTGCTCGATGCGGGATACGTGCCGCCTGCCGCGTACGACGTGCCGGTGCCTGCCGCCGCCGTGTTCCAGCCTTTGAAGGCGTACAAGCTGAGGCTCGGTGAAGAGCCCGGCAGCGTCAGCGCCTCGCCGTGCCACTTCGTCTGGTTGGCCGGCATGTTGGCGACATCGGCTGCCGCGGCGCTGGGCTTGTTCGCGTCGAGCGCGATCGCGTAGCTTGTCTTCGGGTTGATGTTGATGCTCATCTGGGCAGTGGCGGTCGGCCAGTCGCCCGTCCTCGAGATCGCGTCGCAAGCGATGGTGAGCACCTGCGTCGCATGGGTTCGGTCGATGGTGACGGACGCGGAGATGTTGCCGACCTCGTTGCCGTAGTTGAGCGACGTCGTCGTGCTCTTGAGCTCGTTCCAAGAGCCGCCTCCGATGCGCCAGAAGATCTTCACGGTGACGCCGAAGTCATAGGCGTAGTAGTAGCCCGACCCGTCGCCCGAGCGCGCGCATCCCGAGATCTTGATCGTCGCGGACGTGGCGGTGTTGCCCGTCTGCTCCCAGCCCACCCACGACTGGCACTTCCTGTTGTAGGAGTAGAACTTCTGAGCAGTGCCCCATCCCATGTTTACCCTCCGACGTATTTCAGCGCGATGTTGCCGTTGTCCTGCGGGGCCAGCATCCAGCCGCCGAGATGCAGCTCCTTGGAGATCGTGGCCTTCGACGCGGCGAGGCCGTCCTCGCGCGTGAGGGAGGCGACCTCGTCGGATCCGGCCATGAAGCCGATGCCGTCGGCGGTGAATCGCCCGTAGTACCGCGTGCCTCCGGTGTCCTCGCGGCCCACCTCGAGCGCGTCATCGGTGGCGGACAGCCACTTGAGGCGGTCGTCGCCCGCCCTGACGGTGTCGTCCGCCAGGGCGGCCAGGTCGTCCTTCGAGGCCTTCCCGTCGACGACGTCCTGCAGGGTGCCGATGTCGCCCGCCAGCGTCCCGATCGAGCCGCCCAGGGTCTCGACCGCGCTGTCGACGGCGCCCTCTGCGGCCGCCGCGGTGCCCGCCGCCGCCGCCGCGTCGTTCGCCGCCTGCTTCGCCGCCTCGTAGGAGCTCGAGACGCAGACGTCGCCCCAGAGGAAGGTTCCGTCCGTGAGGGTCGTGCACTGGCACGTGTAGAGCGTGTTCGTGGACGTCCCGTCATAGCCGGGTTCCGTCTTCGACCATCCGGACGGCGATGCTGCCGTCGGCTTCGTCGGCGCCTGCGCCGTCGACGATTGGAGCTTGTACCACGTCTCGACCTTCTGGACGTCGACCGAGACCGTGAGCGTCACCTCGGCGCGCGCGATGACGGCCATCCTAGCCCTCCAGCTGCGCCGCGTAGGTGGCCCTGTTGGTCACCTCGCCGTCCGTGATCGAGAGCGTGAGGCCCGTGCCCTCGACGGTCGAGCTGCCGTCCTTGTACCACTTCACGGTGCCGAGCGCCGAGATCTCGGAGCTCGTCAGCTCGACGCCGCCCCGGAAGACGTGAGCGGTGAGGGTCGTCACCGCCGAGGTGTTCTTGAAGATGTATCCCGCCGACGAGGTAATGGTGAGGATGATGGCGTCCTCGCCGGCGTCGCCCTTGTCGCCCTTGGTGCCCTTGGAGTTGCCCGCATATACCCATTTGGCCGCGCTCGGTGCGCCGGCGACGGTGCAGCGGTAGTAGTTCGACGTCGACGTGTTCAGGTACATGTCGCCGACCACCGCCGAGGAGATGCCCGAGCCGCTGAACACGGTCGCGGTCGTGCTGGTGCCCGTGATCGCGGTGCCCGTGTACCACCTGCCGCCGTCCGCCCCCGCGGCACCGGCGCCGCCCTGCTCGCCCTGCGGGCCGACGAGGCTCTCGACGTAGGTCCAGACGGCGGTGCCGGACGCGCCCGCCGTCGTGCACCTGTAGGTGTTGCCCGTGGAGGTGTTGAGGTACATGTCGCCCACGATGGCGGCGGCGATGCCCGTGGAGGGCCTCGCGGTGCCGCTCGTGTGCGTGCACGCCGTGCCGGTGTACCAGAGGGCGCCGCGCGCGCCGGTGCCGCCGGTCTTGGCCACCGAGAAGCTGAACTTCTTCGTGATGGTCACGCCGGCGTCGGCGATGACGACCGGGATGGACGCCTCGCAGTTGCCGCTGACCTTGGACGCCGCCACGGTGAAGGTGAGCGTCGGCTGCACGGCGCTGCTGTCCTTCGAGACCGTGATGCCGCTGCCGTGGCTTCCGCTGAAGGTCACCGCGGTCGTGTCGACCGAGCATGCGACCTGCTGCGAGCCGCAGTAGGCGTAGATCGTCGTGGTCGCGGTGGCGGCGTTCGCGTAGGTCGTGCCCCCGACGAGCGCCACCGCCTCCGACGACATCATCACCGAATAGCCGTCCGTGAGGTCGACGATGTCGACCTGGGCCTGTGCCTTTACCGCCATGTCCTACTCCTCCTCTCCCGGCACCACGAGCGATGCCGAGAACGTCGTCTTGCTGTCCACGTCTTCCGGCGTGACGGTGAGCCACATGCCGCCATGGGAGATGTGCGGGTCGGTCGAGACGAGCGTGCCCCACTCCCCGGAGGACTCGTGCATCCAGCGCCACTCGATGTACGCCGCGGAGCCGAAGCGGGCCCGCACCTGCTCGATCGTGTCGAGCCGGTCGCCCCCGTTGGGGAACACGATCGCCTGCAGGATCGTCGACTCGGAGCCGTTCCTGAAGAGCTGCCCGTTGGTCGAGGCCAGCACGAGGAACGCCCCGTCGAGGGCCGTCGCCCGGGCGGCCCTCGCGACGGCCATGGCCGAGGCCGAGGCCTCGCCCGCGCTCGAGGGCCCGCTCGTCGCGGATGCCGCGACGGCCTCGAACGTCGTCCTGACGCGGCCGCCGGCGACCTTCACGATCGCCCTGGCTATCTCCGCCGTGGCGGACACCCCGGTCCTGTCGTTCTCCGCGACCACGATGTCGCCGACGTGCAGGTCGTCGCTGATGCCCTCGAGATCCATCTCGACGGGGGAGCAGGCCTGCATCTCGGCGAGGCGCCCCATTCCCTCCTCGAGCAGCTCGTCCGCATCGCCGATCCCCGAGAGCTCGTAGACGGCCTCCACCAGGTCGGCGCCGAAGAGGCTCTGCTCGGTGGAGACCGTTCCGTCGGCGTCCGCGTAGACGTCGAGCACGAGCCTTTCGGCGAGCTCGCCCGATCCGAGCAGCACGAGGTGGTTCACGGAGCGCGAGTCCTTGACCGTCACGGGCACCTTGAGGGCATCGACTGCAGCCTCCGCCTTTGGGGCCGCCGCCATGGAGACCGACGTGCCGTCCCACTCGCACGACAGCCTCGCGCCCGCTCGCGACAGCGCCTTGGTGATGCCGGAGAGCGCGTCCGTGTAGCGGTCGAAGCGGCCGGAGACGGATATGCCGGACGCCTCCTGCGGGACTGAGAAGAGCCACGACAGGTCGCATGCCGCCACGACGCCCCTCATGACGTCATGGGCATCGCCGTCGTACTCCATGTAGGCCTGCCCGTCGGGCGGTTCTATCACGCGCGAGGCGAGCACGCCGCGCCACGTCCTGCCGGAGACCGTCCTGCGCTTCTCGGTGGTGGTTGACGAGATATCATCCACGATGCCGCCGTACTCGGTCCCGACCACCGCGATCGCCGACCCGCGCCCGATGGGGCAGCCCGTGGGCACGGTCGCCTCGAAGTCGTCGGTGTCGCCGACGACCAGGTCGAGCTCTATGCCGTCGACCGCGCCGCGCTCGACGAGCTGCGGGTCGGTCCATACGACCTCTGCACCCCTCAGGCCCATGCGGGCTCCATCCTCTCGTCGTAGACGATGATGTCGAAGGAGAGCGCCGCGTCGGCGGAGACGGAGAGCCAGCCCTTGGGTATGGGCTTGAAGGCGTAGCGGCCCGATCCGTCGTTGCCGCGCAGGCGGTAGGGGAATACGTTGGTCCGCGCGCCAGCCTGGTCCACGAGCTCGACGGTGCGGTCGCGCGTGTCGAGCTCGAGGCGCGACCCCTCGGGCACCGTGACGTCCACCTCGTGCCGGTTGCCGTCGATGATGACGTAGGGGTTCGCGGCGGGGCCGTAGACGATCCAGCGCCACTCCGAGGTGCCGACCGTCCTGATCTCGGCCATGCGCGCCCTGTCGTCGCTCTTGAGGTCGTACGGCGCGTCGCACGGGAGGTCGAGCCATCCGTCGGCCGAGGGCATCGGCGCGGGGAACGAGTGGGCCACCGCCTTCGACCAGAGCGGGCGCGGGGAGACGAGCGTGACCGTGCGCTCCTCGATGCCGTCCGCGAACCACCAGTTGCCGAGAGATGCGGCCACGGGCGTGCACGGGAGGCTGTACCCGTTGAACGAGAGGGATCCGAGCGCGTCCTCGAGCGCGTCGGCCTCGAGGATCTCGAAGGCGCGAGTACGCGCCTGGAGCGACCCGCCGAACATGCCGATGGGCAGGGCGATCTCCCTGGGCTGGACGGAGGTCGAGATGGTGCCGCCGTCCACCTCCCAGCCCCATGCGTGGTCGAAGAGGTCGGTCTCCATGAGGTGGCGGATGCCGTCGCCTCCGATGCCGATGGACTCGCCCTTGTGGTTGGTGTACGTGAGATGCAGGTCCATGCTAGAGAGCCTTCCTGACGGTGCGGCCCAGCTCGCGGCCGTCGACCTTGATGACCTTCCCGGCCTCGATGGCCGAGAGGATCCTGTCGAGCCTGCCCGAGATGTCCGCCGATGCGGCGGACGACGCCGCGGCGGATGCGGAGCGGGATGCGCCCGCGATGCCGGCGACGCCCGCCATGCCGCCGGCGTGCCCGATGCCGGCGAACGCGGGCAGGGGCATGGAGGCGAGCCTGGCGAGCGAGTCCGGCCTGATGTCGACCGAGTCCTCGAGGGCCGCCTCGATGGCGCCCTTCTCGGCCTCGATGCCGTCGGCCATGCCTAGCGAGATCCAGCGGCCCACCTTGTCGCGGAAGACCTTGGAGGGCGAGGCGATGCCGAGGAACGATTTCAGGCCGTTCAGCGCGTTCTCCGCGGCGCCCGTCACGGCGCCGATGAGGTTGCCGGCGGCGTTCCTCACGCCGTCGATCATGCCGTTGATGATGTTGGAGCCCACGGAGAGGAACTTGGATGCGACGTTGCCGAGCGCATCCATGATCCTCTGGGGCAGCCCGCGGAACCAGGACAGCAGCTCGGAGGCCTTGGCCGTGACGCCGGAGAGCAGGCCGCCGAGGAGCTGCAGGCCCGCCGAGACCATGTTCTGCACGTGCCCGAAGACGTACCTGAGCAGGGACTCGAGCAGGTTCAGCAGGGCGTTGAGGATGTCCGGGCCCCGCTCGACGACCGCAGTCAGGATGCCCCCGAAGAACGCCAGGGCGCCCTGGAGCAGCGCCGGGATGGCGTCGGGGAGCACGGCGACCAGGTCGAGCACGAGCGAGATCAGCGTGTCGACGAGCAGGGGCGCGACCTCCACGGCCGCCTGGCCGATGCCCATGAGCAGCTCGCCTGCCGACGCGATGAGGTCGGGCGCGCCCTCGACGATGCGGTTGCAGAGCACGCGCAGGATGCGCATGGCGAGCTCGCCCGCGCTCTCCTGCTCGTGGACGTCCATGCCCATGGCGGTGGCGATCGCCTGGGTGATGCCGTCCGCGAGCACCGGCGCGAGCTCGGCGATGGCGCCCGGCAGCTCGGTGGCGGCGCCCGCGACGGCGCGGACGAACGCGGGGACGATCGTGCCGGCGGCGTTCGTGACGGTGCCGACGAGGTTGCCCGCCAGCGCGCCGAGGTCGGCGTCGGGGTCGGCGAGGCCCGCGAGGAAGTTCTCCCATGCGCCCTTCATGGATGCGACGGAGCCCTGGATGGTGGTCGCTCCCTCCATGGAGGCGTAGCCCGCCATGCCGACGTACTCGACGTAGTCGATGAGGGCGCTCTGGACGTCGGCGAGGTTGTCGATGGAGTACGAGGTGCCGTTCACCTCGTTCATCTTGTCTATGACCTCCTGCATGCCCTCCTTGGTGGCGGTGATGCCGAGGCCGAGGTTGTCGAGCATCGTGTAGTTGCCCTTCATCACGCCCGCGAAGGCGTTCTGGACGGCCTCCGCGCTGTTGCCCGTGGCGGAGACGATGTCGGCCTCCGCGGTCACGATCCTGTCGGCGAGGAGCGCGGCCGCCTGGCTGTCCCCGCCCAGCGACTCGCGCAGGCCCACGGCGAAGCCGTTCACCTGGCGCAGGTAGTCGTTCTGGGACATCTGGACTGTCTTGTAGGCGTTCGCGGCGCGGTCGGCGATGAAGTCGTAGCCGTCGCCGAACATGAGCTCGGCGCCGCCCTGGAGCTGCTCGTACTCCCCGTAGGCGTCGAAGGCGAACTTGCCGATGGCGGCGATGCCCGCGCCCAGCCCGGCGGCGATGGCGCTGCCTGCCTTGAGGGCGAGCGAGCCGAGGCCCGAGAAGACCTTCCCGGCCGCCCCGCCGATCCCGTCGAGCGCGGCCTTGGCCTTCTCCCCGAGCCCGGAGAACCTGTCAGCGAGGCCGGGGAACATGGACGCGGCCTTGTCGCCGAGCGCCTGGAACGGCGCCGACAGCATGCCTCCCACCTTGGAGGCGATGGACCCCGACTTGGACTCGACCGTCCTCGCGGCGCGGTCCATGCCCTTGCCGAGCGCGCCCTCGGCGTGATCCCCGAGCTGGTCGAGCTTCCTCGCGAACTCCGAGTCGTCCGCGATGATCTCGAGCTCGACGGTGCCGTCAGCCATGGCGCCTACCACTCCCTCCGGATGCGCTCGTTCTCCATCCTGACGAGCTCATCTTGCGGAACGGGTAACGCCCAGGCCTTCCGGAGCGCCTGGCGGTGCTTTCGCTCCTCCTTGGAGAGGCCCGCGGGGATGGGCGAGCGCGCCGCCATCGCCGCGGCGACGAGCGAGCCCTCCGTCGCCGCGAGCGGTGCGAACAGGGCGCAGAAGCGCCACCAGTGCGCCTGCCACGTTGAGAGGTCTATGCCGTAGAGCCTCATGAAGTCGGCGCAGACGATCGCGGAGTCGGCCTCGAAGTCGAAGGTCCTGGAGGGCTCCGCCTTTGGGCGGCCGCCCGCGGGTCCGTACGGCATGGCCGAGGACATCCCCTCCTCGCGCCATGCGATGGCGGCCTTGAGCGCCTCGGCGGGATGGTCGAGCACGGCCTGCGGGATGCGGCCGTCGCGGGAGAACCACGACGCCAGGAGCTTGCGCGCGCCGTCCCCGTCCGGCTCGGGGACGGAGTAGGACCTCACGGCCCTGCGCCACCCGCAGCGGATCGGGACCTCCTCGCCGCAGACCTCGACGGTGCCGGGCAGGTCGCCCGACAGGTAGTCCACGTCAGTCCTCGTCGGCCGTCGAGGCGAAGGAGAGGATCGCGCGCTCCTGCTCGCCGAGGACGTCGTCGGAGGCGTACTCCCTCATCAGGATGTCGAGCACGGACAGGATGCGCAGCATGTTGAGCCTGTTGCGGCCGCCGACGAGCTCGCGCGCGGCCTCCTCGCCGAACGCCGCGGCAACGAGGTCGGAGCCCTTGGCCGCGAACGCCTCGAGGGTCCCGTCCTCGAGCAGCTTGCCGCCGCCCTCCGCGCGGAAGGCCCTCAGGCCGTCCACCCACTCCTTGATCTCGAGCGCGACGGTGTAGTTGCCGACCTCCATCCCGTATGCGCGGCCGTCGATGACGACCTCCCTGACGGGGTTCTTGGCGAGGGTGTACTCTGCCATGGCGTCTCCTCTCTCATCGGTTGCGATGCCCCGATGCTCGCGCCCCGATAACGGCGGAGGGGGCCCGCAGGCCCCCTCCCGGCATCCTCGTATGGGATGTCCCGCTACACGTCGGCGGCGAACGCGTTCGTGGAGGTGTTGAAGGTGCCGTACGTGTAGCCGGAGGTCAGGTTGACGGTGCCCTTGAGCTTCGCGACGCCCGACGCCTCGCCGTCGATCGGCTGCATGGTGAGGTTGCCCTCGGCGCGCTTCGCCGAGAGGGCGGTGGAGGGGAGCGCGGCGCCCGTCTGCATGTCGACGGCGAGCGTGCGGATGTAGAGCACGGGGACGTTGAGCTCGTCCTCGCATGCCGCGAGCTTCGCCTGGATATCGCCGGGCAGGATGGCGTCGATCTCGAACTCGAGGGACGTCTTGCGGCTCATGGTGTAGGTCGACTGGACCTTGCGGTCGAGGTAGGACGTCTCGTAGGTCTGGTCGTCGTTGCTGGTGTCGAACTGCGGGTCCTCGGTGACGCGGATGGGAGTGCCCCACTCCCCGTCCTCCTGGAACTGGAAGTAGTGCTGGACCTCCCAGATGCCGGCGACGGCTCGCGGGGTGGTGTTGTCGGGCATGGTAGCCTCCTAGCTCAACTCGATGTAGGTGATGCGGAATACGGCCCTGTAGACCTCGCGGCCGTCGTCGTACTCCTCGAAGAGGCCCGGCCGCTGGGTCGTCTCGTGGCCGAGCCAGGCGCACCCCTCGGGCGCCTCGGGGAAGGACCTCGCGTCGACCGCGGCGCAGAGCGCGGCGAGGACCGCCGCGGCATCCATGCGCCCGGAGGCGTCGCGCGGCCTGACCCGGTAGCGCACCTCGTAGGTGTAGCCGTAGATGCCGCCCCCGGCGCGGTAGGCGCGCACGGCCTCGTGCACGGGGGAGGGGGAGAAGGCCGCGGAGCCCTCGTCGGACGGGTACTCGTAGAGCCCCACCTGGACGCCGAGGGAGTCCCTCAGCCAGGCGAGCACGTTCTCGTCGAGCGCGATCATCCGTGGATCCTCCTCGCATACTCCTGGGCGAACATGTCGCGCCACGCCTGGGCGCGCTCGTCCCTCGCCCTCCCGATCCAGTTGGAGCCGGTGCCGGGCGAGGTGTAGTTCACGAACTCGTGGTCGTGCTGGCGCCTCGCGTAGCGCGCGGTCGCCGCGTCGCCGCCCCACTCGACCGTGCCGCGGTCGTCCGCCGACACGAAGGCGCGCCCGGAGGTGCGGAGCGCGCCCGTGAGCATCGGCACGTACGGCGTGGCGTCCGAAAGGGCGTTCTCCGACGCGACGAACAGCGCGGCGCGCTTGGCCTGCCTCGCGCGGTCCTGCAGCGCCGAGACGTCGACCTCCGAGATCCTGACCTGCATCCTCATCTCAGATGCGCCTCCAGGTGATGGAAGCGGCCGCGCAGGGTCCATCGCGAGACGCCCGTCACGCGGAGGGCCCCCGAGGGCGGCTCGGAGCCGCCGACGGAGCCCTCGCAGACCATGTCGCCTTCGGACAGGGGGATATCCGAGAAGACGTAGGCCGTGGCGGAGTCGGACACGACGGCCTGGGGGTTCGACGCCGCCGAGCCGCGGGAGGTCTCCACGCGGCAGCGGCCGACGATGGACCTGCGCCAGACGGAGTGGTCGACGTCGGTGCGCTCGAGGCGCCAGACGGTGATCGTGCCGGACGCGATCATGGGCGGCACCCCATGCGGCAGAGGCCCGCGTAGAGCAGCCCCGTGCCGGCGAGCCACGGGCCGACGACCCTGAGGTCGCTCTCGAGGGCGGTCTCGTCGGTATAGACGAGCGTGGTGCCGCCCACGTGCTCGCTCGAGATGCCGCGGTGTGCGCCCGAGACGCCGCCGACGACGTCGCACATGGCGGAGCAGGCGTGCAGCCATGCGGCCTCGCACCGCTCCGGGATGTCGTCGCCGGTGATGGCGGTCACGCGCGCGGTGGCCTCGGGGATGGCGTCCTCGAAGGCCTCCTCGTCGAGGACGCCGCGGTGGGTCTCGGAGTAGAACTCGTATGTCAGCTCCGGGGCCGCCATGGCCTAGGCCTCGTTCGCGTAGATGCCCGGGCGCTTCTTGTCGCGCACGATGGTGCCGAAGATCCAGCGGAACTGGTTCAGCCAGCCGTCGCCCTGGGTGTGCTGGCCGGGGGCGAAGCTGTAGGCGGCGGCGCGCTTGGTGATGTAGCGGATGGTCTGCAGGCCGCCGGAGATGGCGAGGAAGTTGCAGCCGAGCGTGGCCGCGGGCACCTCGAACACTTGGAAGCCGTCGTAGCTGCCGACGGTGTCGGTGATGGAGGTCTCGTTGGACCACTGGCGGTCGGTGGCGTCCTCGAGCGCGGCAAGGGCGTCGGGGCTCATGTAGAGCTCGCCGCCCATGAGGCCGGCGTTGGCGAACTGGGTGCGGGCCTTGCGCAGCTCGGCCTTGACGTTCGCCGCGGTGATGGCGGCCGTGCCCTTGGCGAGGGCGCGGGCCTTGGCCTTGACGAAGAAGTCCTTGTCGATGTAGGGGGCGAAGACGGTGCGCTCGTACTCGCTCACGACGTTGGTCATGGCGACGGCGGGCTCGTCCTGCGCCTCGGCGGCGTCGACGTAGAAGACCTTCTCGACGTCGTGGTCGAGGGTGTAGGAGACACGGTTGATGGTGACGCCGGCCTCGGTGGCGAAGCGGTTGTAGGCCACGGGGTCGGGGCTGGCGCCGAAGTCGATGTCGGGCACGGAGACCGTGCGGCCGTTGACGAACTCGGCGCCGGCGACGTTGTAGCGGCCCGCGTAGGTCGCACCGGCGAGGACCTCGTCGATGGCGTCGAGGTAGGCGGTCGGGAAGGTGGAGATGGTGTTGGGGGAGACGGGCATGTCAGCTCCTTAGTCCTTGAGGCCCGCGGCGCGGCGCGCCTTGGCGCGCTCGTCCTCGGGTGTGCGTCCGGCGGGCTTTCCGCCCGTGGAGCGCGGGGTCCTGTCGTCATCCGCGAAGAGGTAGGGTTTCGCCTCCTTGAGCTTGGCCACGTCGCCCCCGAACGCCTCGAGCGCCGAGCGCCCCAGGTCGAGGTCGATGCAGCCCGCCTTGGAGAGCTTCGAGTTGGCCCGCTCTTCGGCGAGCTCGCGGTCGCGCTCGGCCATCTTCTGCTCGAGCTCGGCGATGCGCTCGTCGACGGTCTTCTTGGCCTTGCCGCCCTCCTCGAGCTGGCGCCTCAGCTCCGCGATCTCCTTGTCGCGGCGCTGGATGTCGCGCTCGTACTGGTGGCGGTTGACCGCGTCCTCCTGCGGTTCGGGGTCTTGGGGCCTTGTGCCCTCGCCCGCGCCGCCCTCCTGGGGCTTCTGGTCCTGCTTCGGGTCCTGGGGCTTCGCGCCCTCGCCGCCCTCGGGGTCCTGGGCCTTGGCGGCCTCTCCCTCGGTGATGGGATCCATGCGTCCTCCTCTCGGGATTCGTCGGGGGATGATTCCCCCGCAGCATGGATGGTCGGCTCGGGGTAACGCTGGAAAGCCCCGCTGCGCCGCTGTGCGCCCGCGTGGCGGCATGGAAAAGGCGCCCTCGTCGAGGAGCGCCTTGCGGGTGCGTTTGGGGGTTACGGGGGCTTAGGGGCGGTTGCGGCTAGACGGCACAGCCAATTGCGGCGAGTTCCGCCAGGCTTTCCAAATATCCTGGCCAGGGATAGTCTGGGTTGCTATCGTCGAAAGGAACGCCGTCCTCAAGACATTTCTCCATCTGGGCGTAGAAGCGGTCCTCGGTCCACTCTTCGATTCCGGGGGCGCCGAACGGAAGGCCCATGCTCTCGCCGAAGCGCTCACGATAGCGCTTTCTCAACTCGAGACGTTTTTCAAAATCAACCATTCGCCATCACCTCCAGAAGATCGTCGAGCGTTGATGTGGTTGATGGGAAGAATTCCCTCATCAACTGGTATTCTACCTCGTTCGCAACGGCGGCGCCACCATAGTTTGCGAACGCCTCTGCGCCTACGAGCCGTCCTCCATCCCGACGCCAGTAGGCCCTGCCGTGATGGCCGTGGCCCAGGTTGTATGCGCCTCGAGAAGCAGCATCGACCATGTCGGACAGGAAGCCGATGCCAGAGTAGGTCTCGTCAGCACCACGAGCCTGGATAATAGAGAGCATATACTCCTCGGCGCCCATCCCTTGGGCGGCTGCTGCGGCTTCGATTGCTTTGAGATCGTCTGCGAGCAGGGCAGTGATATATCCGCTGCCGTTAGTGAACCACGCGGTGTTCCACTGCCTCCCGTTGGTCGAGAGTGTTGCACCAGCCGAGGTTGCCCAACTAATCGCTTGCTGCCAGTCGCGTGCATGGAGCGCCTCGTGAACAATTGTCCTTACGGGGGCGTCGGCTGAGATTGGGACGTGAATCGTGAGGTCGGACGGGCTGAAGAAACATCTTGGCTTCGCCATGCGGAAGCGCTTAAAAATGGAGGTGCCGTCCTCAACGCTCGCGGCGAAGACGGCGGCCGCATTCGAGCGGGCCGCATCACCCGAGGTCATGGCCGACTCAACCGCCCGCGCCGCTGCGGACGTCGTGCCAGAACCGAAGACATTCTGAAGATGCGCGGAATCCCTTACAGCGATGCCTTGAGAGGTTGCGATTTCTCCCGCAGAAGCCTTCGTCTTGAGTGGTTTGGTCTCCTCGTTTCGTGCTCTCGATGAGCTCGCGGGTGGCGTGCGCAGGGCGACAGGCTGATGGAAGATCGAGATTCCGGTGCCGTCCTTGTCCGCCGCGGCGTAGGCCTGCTCGCGGGCATAGTCGCGCGGCAGGCCCGTCCGCCTGCAGTGCTCGCGGAGCCGCTTCTGCTGGGCGCCCAGGCGGTAGCGGTCCTCGGTCATGTCGGCGCCGTGGGTCTCGCCGAGCGCGATCCCGCGCTTGGTGGCCCTGATCTGCCGCTCCATCGCCCGCTGCTTCTGCGTGGCCTCGTAGTACTCGTCGGAGCTCATGTGATACTTGGCCTCGAAGGCAGCGAAGTCGGTGTCGGGGAGCTTCGTGATCCCCGGCACGTATGGGTGGATGCGGTGGCGGCAGTTGGCCCCCGCGAGACCCGCCACGGTGCCGTAGCCCGTCGCCTCTGCGAGCCCCCGATACCTGACGCCGTCCACCTCGCAGGGGCCGTCGAGGCCGTAGGGCTTGCCCTGCCACTCCGCATGCGCCGGGCGCGCGCCCCAGTGGGCGCTCGTGAACACCAGCTCCACGCCGTAGGCGCGGCAGTCGCGGGCGAGCATGTCGTTGCGGCACTGGTTCTGCTGGGTGATGGCGTGGCGGCGCACGGCCGCGTCGATGGTGGTGCGCACGCCGGACCTGTAGTCGATCGTCTCGAGCCCGGCCGCGGCGAGCCTGCGGGCGCCGTCGCGCACCACGTCCTGGAGCGCGTCGCCCATCTGGATGCGGGTCACGGCGTCGGAGGTGGCGTGCCACCATTCGTCGGCCAGGTTGTCGACCAGAGCAACGTTCTGCCGCCCCAGGATCTCAGACATGCCGCGCGCGGCCTGGTTCACCTCGTTCCGGCCGCGGGCCGTGAGCCCGGGCACCTCGCCGAAGGCCTCGGCCAGCGTGGCCTCGAGGACCTCCTGCTCGGCGGAGAGCGCCTCCATGAAGGCGGCCTCGGTCTCGGCCGTGACCTCGCGGGAGTGCTCGGCCCACACGCCGAGCGCCAGCTCGCGGGAGCGCGAGGCGATGGCGGCGAACTCGTCGGGGTTCTCGCAGCCCTCCACGAGCAGCTGCATCATCCGCTCGGTGAGCGCGGCCACGAACTCCTCCTCGGAGCCGTGCACGAGTTCCTCGGCGAGCTCCTCCCAGGGGTCGCGCGCCATGGGCTAGACCTCCTCGGGCACCCCGTCGAACGAGCCCACGAGGCGGCGCGCCTCGAGCTCGTCCATGCCGTAGAAGCGCATGGGGTAGAGCCACGCCGGGCAGAGCCCGCGGGCGATGTCGTCCTTCATCATGGCGCGCTCTGCCTCGGTGTCCTCGACCACGGAATCGTCCCATGTCACGGTGACGGGCACGTCCTCGGGCATGGCGCCGGTGCGCAGCGCGTGCTCCGCGGAGTAGGCGCCCGAGACCAGGCGGGCGATCGCCTCCTCCACCGCCTTCTCGTGGCGGCGGACGTTGCGGAACAGCTGCGAGTTGTCGGAGACGACCTCGCGGGCGGTCTTGTTGACGCCGCCGCGCGTGAAGCTCCAGTAGTTGGGGCCGAGCCCGCACTTGGACGAGAAGATCGAGAGCGCGTTGTTGATGGCGCGCTCCATGTCCTCGGCCTGCAGGTCGGGCGTGAAGACGGTCACGGGCACGTCGTGGCCCACGGGGCCCGAGACGCCCTTGAAGAGGCGCTGGTCGATGGTCTCGCCGAGCTTGACCTCGCCCGTGTGCTTGTCGATGGCGAGGGCCTGCTCGTCCACGACCATGCGCGGCTGGCAGAGCCGCATGCGCCAGTAGGCGGAGTCGAAGGTCTCGTCGAGCAGGCGGATCGCGTCTACCGCGTCGGCGAAGACCGAGACGCCGCAGGGCGTGGCGTCCTCGTAGGAGTTGGAGATGGCGGGCGCCACCATGGCGTAGGTCGGGCGCGTGGAGCGCGTGTCGAGGTCGGCGATGACGGAGTCGAGGAAGACCTCCCCCTCGTGCCTCCACGGGTCGAAGAGCCTGGTGCGGATGTGGTAGGTGCCGCCGGTGGCGGGGTCGGGCTCGTGGACCTGCAGGCGGTCGTAGGGCCTGCCCTCGACGAGCACGCGGGAGACGAGCGCCACGGAGACGGAATCGCGCCCGTCGCAGAGCAGCGGCACGGCCTGCCCGGCGTCGTAGAAGTCGATGGACGCCGTCGCGGCGGCGGAGCTGTCGCCCACGATCCCGCCGAAGTTCGCCGCCCACACGCCGAAGCCCAGCGCGAAGGCCATGGCCAGGCTGTCGGCCTCGGAGCCGACGAAGCCGTCCATGCGCTCCTCGATCCAGTCGTTGACGTCGGCGTCCTCTGAGGAGATGACCGTCTTCTCGTCCATGACGAGCGCGGCGTACTCCTCGGCGGCCATGCGCGCGGGGTGGAGCGTGAGGTGCTTGCACGCCTTGGGGCGCGACGGGCCCGCGGCCTCGTCCGCGCCGTAGAAGTCGCCCGTGGCGGCGTACCACTGCCACCACTGCGCTATCTCGGGGTCCATGACGTTGGCGGGGGAGTAGCCCGCCTTCCTGAGCTTCTCGACCGCCCATGCGGGCGCGCCGGTGATCTGCTTCATGCCTGCTCCCTCAGACCATCCTCTTGTCCAGGATGAGGGTGGCGCAGGCGTAACGTGCGGCGTCGACGGCATGGTTGCCCGCGTCCGGAAGCCTGCCCGTGACCTCGCCGTCGGGTGTGAGGTCGTACTGGTAGGACGTGAACTCAGACGCTGCGAGCGGGCAGCCGGGGTCGATGACGATGGCGGCGCGGTCCTGCAGCCACCGCACGCCGTTGCGGATGCTGTTGGCGCCCTGCTTCGGCGCTGCGGCGGCGCGGATGCCGGCCTGGCGGAAGTCCTCGATGCTCTTGGGCTCGGCCGAGTCGCACATGACCTCGGCGAACGGCTCCGCGTCCTCCACGATGCGGCCGTCGGCGCCCATGCGCGCCTGGCCCATCATCTCCGCGACCACCTCGGCTGTCTCGGCGTTGGTGCGGCCGTGGCAGCTGTACTCGTCCAGGATGTAGAGCGTGCGGGTGTCGGGGATGTAGCCCACCTTCAGGAAGCAGAACGGGTCGGCGGCGAAGCCCCAGTCGACGCCGTAGCGGAAGACCTCGATGCGGCGGCGCTCCTCGTCGGGGATCGGGCGCACCTCCGCGCGGGGGAACACCTCGGCGCCGAAGCCCACGGGCTCGCCCAGGTACTCGTGGCGGTAGCTCTCCTCGTCGCGCTCGCGCAGGGCCTCTGCGTCGTCGCGCGCGGCCTGCGGGATCCACTCGGGCGGCATGTCGAGGTAGGTCGAGCGCCACACGGGCTCGCCCGCCGCCTCGCGCCTGACCTCCTCTGCGAAGGTCCATGAGCTCTTGGAGCGCGGCGGGTTGTACGAGCAGAAGCGGAAGAACGGCGCGCCCTCGGGGCCGCGCGTGAGCGATTGGCGCAGGCTGCGGATCTCGGCCATGCCGGAGAACTGGTCGCACTCCTCGAACCACTGGTAGGCGAAGTAGGTGCCCGCGGGCGCCTTGATCGTCTTGGTCTTGCCCGCGCGGTCGCACCCGCGGAACACGACGGCCTGCCCGGTCGACTTGCGCACCATGCGGGGAGGGGAGACCGTGCACTCCCACTCGTCGGCCACCTCCAGCCTGTCGAGCGCCCATAGCATCTGCTCGTAGATGCCCTCGCGGATGTAGCGCCCGATCTTGAGGAAGCAGACGGCGGAGCGGTCGGGGTGCGACATCATGCCGCCTACGATCTCGAGCGAGATCGCGGAGCTCTTGCCGCTCGTGCGGCCGCCGGGCATCCAGGCGTCGATGTCCTCGTCCTCGGCGACCTTGCGGTGCATGGGCAGGTGCACGCCCGCCAGCAGCAGGCCGTAGTCGGCGACGAAGGGCTCGGAGCCGCCATCGCCGCGCTCGGGAGGGATGGCCTCGAGCAGGGTGCGGCCGATGGACGATATGGCCTGCACGCCGACCTGGGTGATGCGCTCGGCGTTGGCCTCCCGCGCCTTGGCGAAGGTCTCGGCCATGCCGTTCAGGATCTCGGCGCGCGTGATCGAGGCCGCCTTCGCCGCCTCGGCCTTGATGGCGGAGAGCCTACGCTTTACCTCCGCTTTGGCCTCGAGCTTGTTCGCCGCCTTGTCGACGCTCTCGGGTTTCCATGCGGCGCGCTGCGGATAAGCCGCCAGGAGCGCCTGCCGCTGGCTCTTGCCCGCGGCGCGCTCCTGGCAGTATCGTTCCCATCTCGGGTTGTCGAGCGGTGCGTCCATGCCCACATCGTGGGCGCGGCGTCACGCTACCGGCCCTTCATGCGGCGCCTTCCCTTGAACGCGGCCTGGCGCAGGGCGTTGTCGCGCTTCTCGAAGTCGCCGGCGTGGCGCACCCTCCACTCGCGCTCCTCGAGGGTGCACGCCTGGCACAGCCCCCAGCGCGTGCCGTCGGCCGTGGCGGTCCACACGGGATGCTCCCCGCACTTCTGGCAGAGCGGCACCGCGTCGGGGCGCCAGCGCCCGATGCGCGCCCTGTGGTTGCGGATGGCCGCGACGGTCCTGCCGGGGAGGATCGAGGCGAGCTCCGCCGACGTCCAGTCGGGATGCGACCAGATCGCCTCCTCCTCGGCATGGGACCATGCCCGCCAAGGTTGTGGAGATTCCGTGTCTTGGTTGGGATGGTGCATTTGCATCAAGTTCGACCGCCTCCTATCGACCGCCGATCTCCTCGAAGCGGAACCACACGCCGCTCGGGTCCCGCCACATCTTGACCGTCTCCTTCTCCACGATCCCGCCGTCGTCGGCTATGATTCCGGCGCGCTGGCAGCAGTCGAGGAACGTCTTCTCCATGTTGTCCAGGTCCGGCGGCCTGTCCCTCGGCTCGCCCTGGGCGTGGCGCCCGAGGGTGGGGAAGCACCACCGGATGCTCGCCGACAGCGGCCCCGAGAGCGGCCCGTCCATGCCCTCGGCGATCTTCGCGAGCCGCGCGAGGTAGGCCCCCTCGGCCGAGTGGAGCCTCGCCGATTTGCGCACGTGCGCCCTGCCGTCCCTCCCGATGTAGGCCTGGAGGTCGTTGTGCGTGACGGTCGGCACCCGCTCCATGGGCACGAACGCCTGGACCGACCTACCCATGGCGCAGCCCCCCTCGCGCGCGTGTTTCGCCGTTCCGGGCGGCGGGCGCGGCCTGCGAGCTATGCACGGCAGAGTCCGTGCGTGCTCTCCGCACGGACGTGCCTAGCGCCAGCCCCCGGGCGGAGGGGCGTTCTCCCCCTACGTAGTAGGGGGGTCGCCCGCCCGGGGGCGAGCACGTGAAAACATGAGAACGCCAGCCCCCGGGCGCTTTCATGCACGGCATGAGAACGCCCGAGGATGTTTTATGCAGTTCCCGACCGATTCTATTCATTCCCGGCCTCCCCGTCCGAGGCCGCGATCTCCTCCACGAGCCATCTGCCGTCGCGGTCGCGCACCGCCTGGAACTCCGCCCAGGGCGACTTGGACGGGGTCGTCCAGCGCTTCAGCTGGCCCTCGGAGACCTTCTCCCCGCCGAGCTCGCCGATCTGCTCGAGGACGTTCTCCCTCGTCGGGGCCAGGCACTCCTCGGCGCAGGCGGCCAGCGCCTCGCGCACGAGCGCGTTCTTCTCCTGCTGGTCGGCCATCTGCTTCGCGGCCTTGGCCTCGTCGCGCCTGCGGTTGCGCTCGGCGTAGGGGTCCTCGCCCTCCACCTTCCAGCGCCTGGCCTCGCCCGAGGCGTCCACCAGGTGCACGGGGTAGCGGAAGACCAGGTTGATGGGCTCGGGGGCCTCGAACTCGCGCAGCGTGGCGTCCATGCGCCAGAACGACTGGTGGGCGTACTTGGCCGCCTCGCTCTCGGGCATCTCGAGCGGTGCCAGGTCGATCAGCGCGTCGGGGTCGCGCCCGAACACGCCCGAGCCGCTCGCGCGGTCGATCGACTTCTTGGCACCCTGCGCGCCCTTGGAGTGGTGGTGGCAGTAGATCACGGCGGTGCCCAGGCGGCTGCACACCTTGTCGAACTGGTTGCAGAAGGCGGCCATCTCGCTCGCGTTGTTCTCGTCGCCGGTGATGACCTTGTAGAGCGGGTCGATGATGATCGCCGCGTAGCCCTTCCCGGACGCCCTGTGGATGAGCCTGGGCGCCAGCTGGTCCATGGGCACGGCCTTGCCGCGGAGGTTCCAGACGTCGACGTTGGCGAGCCAGCCCGGGCGCCTGACGGGGCCCTCGGGCCTCCTGCGCTGGCGGTCGTCGCTGATGCGCTTGAAGCGGTCGTAGCAGCTCGCGCGGTCGATCTCGAGGTTGACGTAGAGCACTCGGCCGCGCGCGCACGGGTAGCCGCACCACGTGCCGCCCTCGCCGATGGCGATGGCGAGCTCCATCAGCAGCATCGACTTGCCCGCCTTGGACGGCCCTGCGATGAGCATCTTGTGGCCGTGGCGCAGGATGCCCCTGCCCTCCGTGCCGATGAGCGGCGCCGAGAGCTCGGGAGGGTCGTCCCAGATGTCGGCGAGCGACTCCGTGTCGGGCAGGTCGTCCTGCGACTCGGCGACCCAATCCTCCCATGCGCTCCACGACTCGGCCCCCGTGTTCACGGCGAGCAGCGCCTGGCGCCTGCCGCCCCGGGTGGCGCCGGGCATCCTCGAGAGCCTCGAGGGGTTCTTGTTCTGGGTGTCGGGCTCGAAGCCGTGCTCGCGGCAGAACCGGTAGAGCTTCTCCACGCGCCTGCGGTAGAGGTCGTAGTCGGTGCCGGCGTCGATGCGCACGATCGCGTGGACCGACTTGCCGCCGCTCGAGACGATGGCCGCGCAGGGCAGGTTCATGGCCTCGATCATGCCCTGCTGCTTCTCCACGGGCAGGGTGTCGCTCTCCACGAGCGCGTAGCGGTACTCGGTCACGTTGGCGTTCCCGCAGCCCTTCCCGTCGAGCGGGTTGAAGCGGATCCAGGCGCCCGCCTCCTCCCTCCAGTCGCCGAGCACGGCGCCGATGTCGCCGCCGCAGCCGGCGAGCTCGTCGCGCAGCCTCCCCGCGCGCCGCTTCCAGCTGCCGCCCGACGAGGGCACCCAGCGCCCGTCCTGGTCTCGCGACTCCACCACGTAGCCCACGTGGTCGTCGTCGTCGAACAGCGCCGCGAGGTAGTCCGAGAGCTGCCGGGCGGGGTCCCACGCCCCTCCGGCGTCGTCGAGCGGCCGGTCCTCGATCCAGCTGGGATCCGGCACCACGGGGATCTCGTCGTCCCACCCGAAGGCCGCGTCGTCCCCGCAGGGCCGCGGCTCCCAGCCGCGCTGCCGCGCCATCTCCACGATGGTGCCGGACGTGACCCTCGTGAGCCCCTTGCCGAAGCCCATGAATTTCCGCTCGCACTCGCCCTCGTGGAAGCGGGCCGGGTCGCGCCGCGACCACGCCTCCCAGTCCTGCCAGCCGAACCCGCTTTCGTGCAGCGCCATCCCGCAGTCGACCCACTCCTGGTAGGAGAGCGACGCGGGGTCTATGGCGGCGAGCGCCTCGAGCAGGTCTGCGTGGTCCTCCCTAGCCATGGCGCGCTTCCTTCCTCGCCTTGCGCGCGCGCTCGTAGCCGCCGCCCGCCGCCGCCGAGATGCAGAAGTCGGCATGCGCCGCGGCGTCGACGATCTCGTCGATCGTCCCGTCCGTCGTCATCATCATTTGGTCACTCCCTTTCTCATACCGCCATCTGCGGGACGTAGGTGGCGGGGTCTATGCCGCGCGGCGTCCTCCACCCATTGGCGGAGAGCCGCGCCATCATGTCGGATGCGTCGTCGAAGCTCCACGTCCCCGCGTGCCGGAAGCCCTTGCGCTCGAGCATGCGGATCTGCTTGGGCGTGGCGAGCCCCGCCTCGCGGCGCTTGGCGAGCCTGTCGAGGATCATCGACGCCTTGCCGAAGTCCTCCACGGCCGAGCTGTCGATGCCCCACTTCTCGAGCGCGGAGGCCTGCCCCTCCGACACGGGGCCCATCTGCCAGGAGAACTCGGGCACGTAGGAGCTGAGGTCGGCGTCTTGGATGCTCATCTCGAACTGCAGCGGGTCCACGAGCCGGGCCTTGCGGCCGCGCAGGCGCGCGAGCTCCCTGGCCACAGCCTCCTCGCGCTGGCGCTGCACGTCGCTCTCGGCGGCCTCCTCGGCCTCCATGAGGTCGACCGGCCCGCCGGACTCCTCGGAGATCTCCGCCATGCGCGCGGCGACCTCGGCACTCCTGGCAACGAGCGAAGCCGGGCGGCAGAGCTCGTGGCGGCCGGTCATCCACAGGAAGTCGAGCAGCAGCAGCTTCTCCTTGCCGGTCCCGGGCGAGAGCCGCGTGCCGCGCCCCACCATCTGGCAGTAGAGCGGGCGGCTCCTGGTGGGCCTCAGCACCACGATGCAGTCCACCGCCGGGCAGTCCCAGCCCTCGGTCAGCAGCATCGAGTTGCAGAGCACGTCGTACTCCCCGGCCCGGAACGCCTCGAGCACCTCCGCCCGGTCCCCGCTCTGCCCGTCGACCTCCGCCGCGCGGAAGCCCCGCTCGGCCAGGCGGTCGCGGAAGGACCTGGCCGTCCTCACGAGCGGGAGGAACACCACCGTGCGCCGCTCCCGGCACCCCGCGGCGAGCATCTCGTCGGCGATGGCGTCGAGGTAGGGGTCGAGCGCGTTGCCGAGCTGGCCCGCGCTGTAGTCGCCGCCCTGCACCTCCACGCCGGAGATGTCGAGCTTGAGCGGGATGGTCTGCGCCTCGATGGGGCAGAGGTAGCCGTCCCTCACGGCCTGGGGGAGCGTGTACTCGTAGGCCAGGCTGTCGAAGACCTCGCCGAGGCCGCGCCTGTCGGCCCTGTCGGGCGTGGCCGTGACGCCGAGCACGCGGGCCCCCGCGAAGTGGCCGAGGATCCTGCGGTAGGAGTCGGCGAGCGCGTGGTGGGCCTCGTCGACCACGATGCAGTCGTAGCGGTCGGCCGCGAAGCGCGAGAGGCGCCGCTCCCTCATGAGGGTCTGCACCGAGCCCACGGTGACGCACTCGAGCCCGGCCAGGCTGGACGACTCCGCCTTCTCCACGGCGCACGGCAGGCCCGTGACGCCGGCGATCTTGTCGGCTGCCTGGTCGAGGAGCTCGCCGCGGTGGGCCAGCACGAGGGAGCGGCCGCCGCGGTCGGCGACGCGCTCAGCGATCCTCGCGAACACGACGGTCTTGCCGGTGCCCGTGGGCAGCACGAGCAGGGTCCGGCGCCTGCCGGACTCCCACTCGCGCTCCACGGCCGCGACCGCCTCGTCCTGGTACGGTCTGAGCTGCATCATCCTAGAACCCCTCGGGGACAATGAAGGCGTCGACCTCGTTGTAGGTCCTGTCCTTGTACTCCCGGTTCTTGATGCGGCAGCGCCCGGTCGCGCCCACTACCCTGTTCCAGGGCATCGTGTACGCGGTGCCCGCGGGCAGGCTCGGCTCGATGAGGAAGCAGCTCTTGAAGAACTGGGTGATCTTCCACATCTGCTTGCGGTTGAGGTAGAGGTTCACGCGAACCGTGGCCTGCTCGCCCGCGCCGTTGGCGCACTCGAGCTCCAGCTTGGCCACCGAGCACGGCCCCATCTTGTCCCCGCCGTCGTAGTGCCCGCGCTCGAACCCGTCGACGCGGTAGCTGTACTCGCCGGGCGTGAGGACGGTGAGCTCCTGCTCCTCGGTCACCTCGGCCTGGTCGTCCCATCCGAACGCCTCGTCCTGGACTGCCATCTTCTACTCCTTGTCCGTGCCGTCGAACGGCACCTCGATGTCCCTCGCCGCGGCGAGCTCTCGCGCCTCGGCGATCTTGGCGAATACCCTCGGCCATTGGCTGACGATGAAGCCCACGAGCTCCCCCCGGTAGGCCGAGACCGGGGTCTTGAGGGTACCGAGCCCCCTCTGCGCCACCACGGCGCGCATCTCCTCCTCGGTGACCGAGTTGGCCGCCATGAGGTCGGCGAGCTCCGCGTGCGTCTCCGGGAAGCCGTAGCGGCGCCATGCGGGCGCGGCCCCCTCCGCCGGCGCCGCCGCGGGAGAGGATGCCGCTGCGGGCGGCTGCGCGCCCCGCTGCGCCGAGAGGGGCGCGGGGACGGGTTCCGGGGCGTCCGGGCGGCTTTCGGGCGGCAGCGGGGCTGTGCGCGGCTCCTGCGCGGCCTCCCCGGGCGCGGCCCCCGCCATCCTGTCGGCGAAGAGCGCGCGGATGGCATCGCTGGCCTCGCCCGTCTCGAGCGAGAGCTCCTCGGGCAGCTCGAAGCGGCTCTTGGCGTCCCAGGTCACGCTGTGCCGCGTGCGTACCACGCGCCTGCCGCCCGTCGCGCGGCCCTTGCCCGACTTGTCGGTCTCGACGTAGACCTTGTAGTCGAGGAACAGCACCAGGTCGGCCCACGCCTTGGCCAGCGCGGCGTTGCTCGCGTTCTTGCGGTCGATGAGGTTGGGCGCGAACGCGTTGTAGGTGCTCTCGTCGGGGCGCGTGATGTTGGCCACGACCGAGTGGGAGAGCAGCACGCAGTTGATCCCGCGGTCGACGCACTCCGAGAGCAGGTCGAGCAGGCGCGAGAACTCCTCGACCACGGAGGCGTACCCCTTGCCGTAGCCCGGCGTCTCGATGCTCTCCCAGCCGTTCCTGGCCATGACGTGGGCGCGCGCGAGCGCCTCGGCGGCGTCGGCCGTGTCGATCACGAGCGTGGAGCAGGGCACCTCGCCGTTGCGCGCGGCGCGGACCTCGTCCACGAGCATCGACCAGCTGGTGGGGCGGGGGAGCCTCGCCACGGGCAGCCGCGCCGTGCCGCCGTCCACGTCGATGAAGACCGGCTCGGGCATCTGGGCGGCGAGCGTCGACTTGCCGATGCCCTCGGGGCCGTAGAAGAGCGCCTTGGCGGGTCTGCCCTGCACGCCGCAGATGAGGTCGTATCTCGCCATGGCTACCACTCCATCCCGGGGTCGATGGGCGCGAAGCCCGGCTCGGGCTCGGGTCCGGGCCCGTCGGCGCCGCGCACGCGGCCGTCCTCTATCACGAGCGTGCAGGTGTCGTCGTCGGCCACGCGCGTGCCGATCACCTGGATGCCCTCGGATGCGCACCAGGCGCCGAACTCCATGAGAGTGGCGCGGTCCATCTGCTCGAGCTTGTCCACCAGCACGAAGCCGCACGAGGGCTTGATCGCGCGCACGATGGCCGTGGCCACCTTGAGCTGGTCGGAGCCGCTCATGTCGCCCCACGTGCGCCCCTCGTAGGCGAGGACGCCGTCCTCGACCGCCAGCCCGGGCAGCGGCAGCGGCGCGTTGTCGAGCAGGTTGAGCCGCTTGCAGCGCAGCGCGTCGATGCGGTCGGAGAGCACGTTGTACTCCTGGCGGATCCTGGCCGCGTCCTCCTCGGCGGCCCGCTTGGCCGCGTTCTCGCGCACGTGGGCGTTCACGAGCTCGATGCCGGCGATCGAGGTCTCGATCTCCTCGGTCGACTCGTCCACGAGCTCCTCCGCCGTCCTGCGCGCGGTCTCGAGGTCGGATGCCGCCCCGTCCATCTCGGCGGCCACCTGCGCGGCCTCCGCCTCGAGGGCGGCGATGCGCTCGCGCAGGGAGGCCGACTTGGCGGCCAGCGCGTCGGCCCTCGCCGAGAGCTCGCCCACGCGGGCGCGCTTGCGCATGTTCTCGCCGTTGCGCGCCAGGATCTCCTGCTGCTCCCGGATGAGCTCCGCAGCAGAGACCGGCTCCGCCGGCGCGTCCTCCCAGAACGCCATCTCCTCGGCCGCCTTTGCCTTGCGCTCGGCGTCGCGACCCACGAGCGTGCGCTCCTGGTAGGCCGCGCGGATCTGCTCGTCGAGCCTCTGCAGCTCGTCGCCCACGCCGATCACCTTGAGAAGGGTCTCGGCCTTGGCCTTGTCGCTCGACTCCAGGAACTTGGGCAGGTTGAGCGCGAGCTCCTCGAGCAGCGAGCTCAGCAACTGCTGGCCGGCTCTCTTCCCCTCGGGGTCGGTCACCCTGAGGTCGCCGTTCACGCCCCTGCGCTCGGCCACCAGCCCGTTGCTGAGCTCGACCCTGAGGCGCGCCTTGGACGCCGCGCCCTCGCGGTTGGGGCTCGCCGGGCGCAGCCTGTCGCCGCCCAGCGCCCACGCGATCGCGTCGAGCACGCTCGTCTTCCCGGCGCGGTTCGCGCCGCCTATCACGGTAAGGCCGTCCTCGGCGACCTCCACCTCCACTGCCCTGAGGCGCTTGAAGTTCTCCGCCTCGAGCCTCACCACCTTCACCGGCTGCATGCCGACACCTCCTTGCTCATCTTCTTCCTCGATCTCTTCCTCATGACCTCGTCAACCTCGCGGCGCGTGATGCCGAAGCGCCTCGCGATCTCGGGGGATCCGACGCCCCTGCTCCTGAGCAGGGCGATCCCCGCCTCGTCCGCCGGGCTCATCGCCGCCCTCCCTTCTTGAGCGTCTCGACCAGGCTCGCCAGCTCAGCCCAGATCGCCAGGAGCACCGCCAGGAGCATCAGGGCGTACATCACGCACGCTACCGTCGCGAGCATGGTCCCTCCTCCCTGGCGCGCCTGATCCACGCGTCGACGTTCTTGCGCGACGTCCCCAGACGCGCGGCGATGACGGCGGTGGAGAGCCCCTCGGCGGCGAGCTGCACCGCGCGGGCGACCAGCGGGTCGTTCGCAGCGGTCTTCCTAGGCCTTCCCATCAGCGCTCACCTCCAGAGGGGGGGGTGACGAGCTCGCGCAGCTCCCGCACGGGGATGCCGCATGCCCTGGCCACCTCGTGCTCGAGCGAGGCGCCCTCGCTGGCGCGCCAGCCGTCGAGCATCACGGCCATGTCGTAGAACGCGCCGGTCCCGTTGCGCGTGGATTTGGGCGAGGTCAGCTCGCCGAGCGTGCGGAGCATGAACCAGCTGTGGGGCTGCCCCGCCGCTCCGCCGTGCTCGAGCGCCCTGCGCGGGTTGTAGACATGGACGGCGCCCGCCCTGCGGATGGCGAGCTCCGCCTCCTCGAACGCTGCTCGGTTGCCGTCGGGCAGCCCGGTGATGGGGCCGCTCAGGAAGACGCGCTTGCCCTGGACCGCGCTCATGCGGGCATCACCCGCACCTCGTCCATCTCCTTCCGGCGCTCCGCGTCGCGGATCTCGTAGACGTGGTGCTCGACCATGCCGCTGACGCTGCGGAGCATGTCGGCGAACAGCTGCAGGCCGTCGAGGTCGTGGGCCATCTCGGCCTCGGCGCGGTCGGCCAGCTCCAGCGCATAGCAGGTGAAGCGTGCGCGCGGGTCCTCGACGGACGCGGTCAGCTCGAGCGCGTAGTCGTTCCTCTCATCCATCTCTTCTCTCCTTTCCAGCCCGCGCCTAGAGCGCGAGCCCCATCCCGACGATCGCGGCCAGCAGGTACAGCGGCCACGCCTCCTTGAGCAGGAAACCCCTCATCGTGCTAGACTCCTTTCCAGCACCCCTTCCGGGGCGCTCTCCGAGCCGTCCATCCGCTTCTCACGGCGACCGATGGGCGGCTTTCCCTTGGCCTTCCATTCCTCGAACGCGGCCATGTTGGCCGGGTCCTCGAAGAACTCCCGCGCCATGCGCACGAGCTCCTCCATGGGCGTGCGGGCCCTGCGCTCCATGGCTACGCCTCCGCGGCGGGCGCCTGGCGCCCTGCGAGCTGGTCGAGGCTGATGCCGTAGCGGTCGGCGATCGCCCACGCCTCCTCGAGCCCGATGGAGCCGTCTCCGGTCTCCCACGCGCTCACGGTGGACGGGGACGCGCCGATCTGATCGGCGAGCGCGGCCTGGGTGAGCCCCCGGTTCTTGCGCTCCACGATCAGCGATCCCTTGATCGACTTGTTCCGCTGGTCTTCCGTGGTTGCCACTTCTCCTCCTTCCGGTCCCGCCCGTTCTCGGGGTATCCGTTGTCAACCCCGAGAACGAAAATCCCTATCTAGATAGGGATGAACTAATTCCTTGCTCATCCCTTAGATTTAGTCGCAACAAGACTAAATCTGAAATTGAGATTAGTCGTAAAGCGAGCAGAAGTCAACAAAAAACTTCAAAATGCGTTGATTTTTTAGTCGTATGACACTAAAATCTCAGTTACAGGAAAGTGAAGGGAAAGAAGGAGAGATGAAGACGAATCTCCAAAGCCTTCGCAAGGCGGCGGGTTACAACAGCGCTCGAGCGTTCGCTGAGGCTGTTGGCATCTCGGTCAACACCTATACAGGCTACGAGCAAGACAGGATCAAGCTCACGCTTGAGAAGGCGTGGCAGCTTGCCGATTTTCTCAGCTGCACATTAGATGAGCTCGCAGGCCGCCCATTCGATGACGAGCGCACATTTGCCGACCCGCGCCAGGCGGAGCTGAACAAGTGCTGGGACGAGTGCGAGGAGGGCGACCGCACCGCCATCCTCCGCGTGGCGAAGAGCTTCGCCGCCCAGGAGAAAAGCGACGGCGCCCCGCCTGGCCGAGGTGATCCCGTTCCGTCCCAGGCGATAGCGTAGGGGAGAGGCATGGCTGATGATGCGAAACCGCAGGTAATTGGCAATGGAAAGGCCGATTGCGCCTGTGATAGAATACGAGGTGACAGAACCGGGGGCACCTCTCGAAGAAGTGGCAATCCCCCGGTCGTTCATTTTTCGAACGACTTCACCCCGAAAGAGGACCCTCCCGAGCCCATGACGGCGCAGCAGCGTTTGGAGAAGCTCGCGTCGAAGGGCTTCAGGGGCTCCTATGACGAGTCGGACGCCTTCTTCCTCGGCAGGATCAGCTATCAGCATGCGAGCGAGTACTTCGACGTGTTCGCGGGGGTCGAGGATCCGACGGTCTCGATGCTCCACCGGGCGATTCTATTCGATAGGACGCTGCAGTCCATCCTGCTTGAGAGCATCGGGCTCTTCGAGCTGCAGTTCAGGGCACAGTATTCCTATGCCCTCTCCGAAGCGCGCGGCGCATTCGCGCATCGTGACCCCGCCAACTTCAAGGACCCCGACCACTATGCCTCGTTCCTCAAGAGCTACGAGAGGGAGTTCAACAGACAGCTGAAGAACAGGAACCCCTCGGTCTTGTCCGCCTATGAGCGGTACGGGGACGTTCCGACATGGGAGGCGGTCGAGATCCTGTCGTTCGGGACGCTCTCCATGCTCTACAACAACACCAGGAGCAAGAAGGTGAGGATGGCCGTCGCCGACTCGTTCGGGACGAACTACGACAACCTTGTCAGCTGGACGAGGTCGATCGCGACCATCAGGAACGCCTGCGCACATTTCAACAGGGTCGCAGGGAAGAGGCTCGTCTCCATTCCCAGGAGGATACCCGGCGTCGGGGGCGACAACGCCACCGTGTTCTACGGGATCCTCGTGCTTGCCCATCTCCTGAACCAGGGGAAGATCTTCTACTCCGATATCTCGATGTCGTACACGGTGACCCTGGTCGGCGAGATCATGCAGCTGTTCAGCAGGTACAGGGAGTTCGTCCCGCTTTTCGGCTTCCCAGATGATTGGCTCGAGACGATCACCAAAGAGGAGGTGCTGGGGCTGCCGACGGATGGCCGCGCTCTAAGCCTCCCCGACGATCCGAACGTTCCGCTGAGCATCAACTTCTTCAACCCCGAGAAGGGGGAATACTCGCACGTGAGGATCGGTTAGCAGAAAAGCGCCCCGGCGGATGTTGCAGCACCCGCCGGGGCATGTGTCCAGACCAAGCAGGAAGGACGGTTTGATTATATGGCCGATGCGGTCATCTATGCACGCTATTCGAGCGAGCGGCAGCGCGACGAGTCCATCGAGGACCAGATCCGCGTCTGCACCGCCGAGGCCGAGGCGCAGGGCGACAGGCTCGTGGGCGTCTACGCCGACAGGGCGCTCACGGGCACGACCTCGCAGCAGCGCGCGGAGTTCCTGCGCATGGTGTCCGACGCCGCCAGGGGCGGCTTCTCGAAGGTCTACGTCTACAAGCTCGACCGCTTCGCGCGCAACAGGTTCGACTCCGCCATCTACCGCCGCGAGCTCCAGAGGCACGGCGTGGCGCTCGTGCCCGTCGCCGAGCACATCCCCGAGGGCCCCGAGGGCATCATCCTGGAATCGCTCATGGAGGGCATGGCCGAGTACTACTCCGCGAACCTCTCCCAGAACGTGCGGCGCGGCCTGGAGGGCAACGCCCTCAAGTGCATGCACAACGGCGTGAAGGTCCTCGGCTACCGCAACATGCCCGACGGTCGCTACGAGGTGGACGGGGAGAAGGCCGCACTCGTCCGCGGCATCTTCGAGATGTACGCCCAGGGCATGAGCCTGGGGATGATCGCGGAGGAGCTCGACGCGGCGGGCGAGAGGACGATCTTCGGGAAGCGGTACACCCCGGCGTTCATCTCGCGCATCCTGCACAACGACAAGTACATCGGGACCTACCGGTTCCGCGAGGTGGAGGTCGAGGGCGGCATGCCGCGCATCATCGACGACGCCCTCTGGGATGCGGTGCAGTCGCGCCTCGGCGCCATCCACATGCGCAGCCCCGGCAGGGGCCGCTGCCCGGATCCCTACATCCTCACGGGCAAGCTGTTCGACCGGGAGGGCAGGCCGTACCGCGGCGAGTCGGGCAGGGGCAGGTCCGGGAGGAAGTACTGCTACTACCAGTGCGCGGAGACGGGCGACGCCGTCCGCAAGGACCTCATCGAGGGCGTAGTCGCGGAGGCGGTGTCCGACCTGCTCTCCTCGGGCTCTGAGCTCTCGGAGGAGCTGGCCGACTCCATCCTCGCATGCCAGGACGAGTCGGACGAGCGCGACCTGCAGGACATGGAGCGCATCCGGAAGAGGATCGAATCAGTCGAGAAGGGCATCGGGCGGCTCGTCGACCTCGTCGCGGAGGGCGTGGACCCCGCCCGCACGGCGGGCAAGATCGGCGACCTCGAGGAGGAGCGCGCCGCGCTGCAGGCCGAGCTGCGGGAGCTCGAGAGGCGCTGCCCGAGGCTGACGCGCGAGATGGTGGAGTTCTTCCTGATCAAGCTGCTCGAGGGCGACGCGCCGCTGCCCGTGGTGGAGGGGTTCGTCTCGAGGGTCGTCATAGGCGGCGGCGACGGCCCGGACGACGATCCTGATGGCGGCGGTCCGGGCGGGGGCCGCGGGGTGACGGTCTACTTCACCGTCTCCGCAGGTGGGGGGCTATATCGGATAGGGTCTCCCAATCCCAGCCACGCACGCTCCGGGCCGCCTAGCTGCGGCCCGTTTTCTTTCGCGCCGAAATCAGCAGGCAGATCGCGAGGGCGGTCGCGCATCCCGCCATGTCGATGAGGACGTCGA